GGAACAATAGATTTTAAGGATGAAGACTGTGTTAGAAATCCAATCATACCTATAATACTTTCAAAATTAAGAGAGAATGGTATCTAAAGTTTAAGGAGACAATTATTTGTCTCCTTTTTCTATTCCTATATAAAATATTAAATAAAGATAACTATCTCTATCTTTTTATTTAATTTTTTTTCGAATTATTATTTTTGTTATAAAAATAATTGATACCTTTGCACAAATAATAAGTACTAAATAATTAAAACCTAATTAACAATAAATGAATATTATATTTCAATTTTTTAAAAACATATCAGAAAACTACGGAATAACATTTGCCATATTATTTTTAATAATAGTATTATTTTTATATGGAGTATTTTTTATAATTAAAAGTTTTCCAGATGTAATTAAAGATTATATTGAACATAAACTTTTAGATAATAAAGAATCTCATATATTAAAGGCAACTAAACGAAAAACTATATCTCCAGAAATAATAAAAATATTATCAGAGTTACTTTTAAATGTTAATGGTGACCGTGCTTTATTATTTGAATATTCTAATGGAACTTCTAATTTAGCAGGACTTCCATTCGTTTTTATAAACGCAACAAGTGAAGTACTAAGTATAAATACTAAAAGTGTGGCATCTATATATCAAAGATTTAATATATCTTTATTAGCGGATTTCCTTTTAAATTTAGAAAATGAAAGTTATTTTTATGCTTCAGATATAGAAGAGATTAAATATAAATATCCTTATGTATATAGTTTTATGAAACTTAATGATGCAAAATCAATGTTGTTTTATACAATCTATGGATTAACAGAACCTTTAGGATTTATTGTAGTTACTACTACAAAAGATAAAATTTTTACAAGAAAAGATGCTTTACCTTTAATTGCTGAAGCAGCACAACAAATCAGTTCTTTATTAAACTTTAAAGAATTAGATTCACAAATAGAACACTAAAATGAAAAATGAAAATGAAAATGAAAATAATTTTAACGGATTAGAAATAGATAAAGAAAATTCTATTGTAAGTTATAATGATAAACTACACAAATATTGGATTAAAGGTTCAGATCAAACATGTATATCAGTAACAACTTTAATTCATAAATTTAGTACTTTTGATGAAGACTTTTGGTCTTCGTATAAAGCACTTGAAAGTTTAGCCGAAGAAGAAAAATTTAAAAATATCAAACCTGACTTATTAAATAATAAAGTATTTAACAATAGATACTTAGATATGACAGGTGTAAGAGAAGAAGATTTCTTTGAAAGAAAACAAGAAATATTGAATGAATGGACTGAAAAAAGAGAAGCATCGTGTATTCGTGGAACAGCAATTCATAGACAACACGAACTAGAACATTTAGCTGGAAGAACAAAAGAATTAAGTCATTTAGGATTAAGTGGAAAATTTTCAACAAATACAACTAATATATTAGAATACGGAACACAAAAGGTTTATCCTGAACTATTATTATCATATATATCCCCAGATAATAAACTTAGACTTGCAGGACAAGCTGACTTAGTCATCATAGATGGATTTGATGTTTGGATTCTAGATTATAAAACCAATAAGAAGATTGATTTAAAGTCTTACTTTGATAGAAAAACTCGAAAGCATTCTACTATGAAGTATCCTTTAAATAATATTCAAGATACAAATTTTTGGCATTATAGTTTACAACTTTCTACCTATGCTTGGATGATTCAAAAAAATAATCCTGATTTTAATATTAAAGGTCTAATCTTAATACATTATGACCATGATGATAATTGTACTACTTATGAATGTGAATATTTAAAACAAGATGTAGAGAGAATGTTGGGATATTATAAAAACCAAATTGAATATGATGAATTTAAAAAGTCAAGAGAAAAAATTTTATTTTAAAATTTTATGGCATATTGGAGTACTTGCAACTATAGGTTTTATTATAGTATTACTAGTACAATCAATTAACTTAAAAGAAGACGAATATAAATATCAAAAAGATAGTATTATTAAAGAATATAATCTTAAGATAATTGAGAAAGATAGTATAAATAAAATACTTATAGAAAAACAACGCGATTTAGAAAATCAAATTGATTATTTAGAAAGTGTTAAATCAGAAATAAATATAATGTATGGGAAAAAAATTAAAAGTGTTTATGATGCTTCTGCTATTGAACACGCTATGTGGATGGACTCAACCATTAAAAAATTGAACCATAACTAAAAATAAACAAGATACTATTATAACATATAATTTTACTAAACAAGAGTTTACTAATCTTAGAGTTTATATTACAAATCTTGAACATGATCATGAATTATATACAGTTGATAAAATAGAATTAATAAAAAAAGATTCTATTATAAAAGTTCAACAAATACAAATAACTAATAAAGATTCTATTATAGAATTTAAAGATACAATTATTAATTATCAAACTATTGATTTTAATAAATTAAATAAATGAGCGAAACAAGAAGAATCATTAAAGATAAAATATCAAAAACAAGCTTCTGCAATTCCATATTATTTAGGTGGTGGTAGTATATTAGGTTTTATTTTATGTCTATTGTTAGTCAAATAATAACTGGTACAATTAAAAGTATCTTAAATCAAGAAGATGAACTGTATCGACAAAGGATATCTATATGTAGAGATTGTCAATTAATTAAACAAGATAAGATATTTGGAGAAATTTGTAATCCTCAATTATATATGAATACTCAAGGAGAAGTTTCTAAAACTCCTAAACTAGGGTTTCAACATGGATGTGGATGCATTCTTAGATCAAAATGTAGAGTAAAGGAATCACAATGTCCTTTAAATAGATGATAATGTTAAATGATAAATGAAAATAAAATTATGAGTTTTAGAGAAGAACAAGCAAGTAAATTTTTTATGGGAGGTAATACAAGTAATTATAAAAATTTAATCCTTCCACAAAATCCGTTTACAAAAGAAAGAGAAAAACAAATTGAAGAAGAAGAAGCTAAAAAAGCTAGAGATTTACTTATTGAATTAGAAACAGCAAAACAAGAAGAACTTAAAAAGAAGTTACAAACACTTGAAATGTTACCTATGTTTAATAAAGTAATATTACTTCCTTATCCAAATAATCCTTATAAAAAATCTATAGAGGGAAGTATCATCGTTGAATATAATGGTGATTTTATGAATCCTGATTCAGGTGAAAAAGATAAGTTACAAGAATTAGTAGGATGTGCAAAAGTAATTGAAGTAGGACCAGAAGTTAAATATGTTAAAGCTGGTGATGATATCTATTATGATCCACGTACATGTTATCCTGTACCTTTTATGTCTTTAGGATATAAACTAACAACTGAACCTCAAATTTTATGTGTATTAAATGAGAATTTAAAAGAACGATTTAAAATGAATTAAAAGATATTAATATGATTAATGACACAAAACAATTTTACTTGCCGGGGGATGTTGTTACCCTACGACAAGATATACCAAATAAACCAATGATGATAGTAGTTCGTAAAGTAACAAAAACTATTAGAGTTAACGATATGAAAAATGATTTCTTTCAAGGAATCCTATGTAAATGATTTACAACAACAGGAGAATTACAAGAGAGTATTTGAAATACTAAAGACCTTATTAAATTATAATAATTAAAATGACAGACGAAAGAAAACAACAGTTGTTTCCATATTTTGCATATATGTATTCGCAACAACTAGATCCAGAAAAATATGGAAATGTAAGTTCAATAGATGAATGATCTGATTTGATTCAAGATAATCAAAATGATATGAATCAAATTACTGATGCCGCATCACAATTAACTGATGAAGAATGAGATGATTTAGAAAAAGAATATTCTGCTGAAGCTGGTTCTAATACTGATCAAAACGTTAATCAAGATGCTGCTTATGCAAAAAAAGGAGCTAAACTTAAAAAATTAAAAGATGCTGCTAATAAATCAGAGATGATAAAAAAAGGTGGTAAAGTTAATAATAGTATTGTTAAAGCTGCACAAGGTACATATTTTACTATGCCAGGACAAAAACCTTATGTAGTTAACCCTATGATGCCTAAGCATTCGTATATAACACCAGAGGATTTTATGGGACAAATCGCATCTACTAGACCAACACAACCTACACAACCTGCAGGATTAGTTGCTGCTAGAGCACAAAATAGAATTGCATCACAACCACAACCAAATGCTAATGGAGATCTTCCAAGTAATTTTATAGGTAGTCAAGCACATCCTAAACAATTACCAGAAGTTACTGTAACAGCTAGAGAACCTAAAAAGAATACAGTACCAACAGCTCATGCTCAAGTAACTCCGTCTAAAACCGTAGCTACTAATAGAGTAGGTTCTACACAAGCACCTATTAAACCTGCTACAAAAGTTACAGCTCCAGTTAAAAATGCTGTTATCGAATGACAAAAGAAACTTGCTGCTGAAGGTTTTGATTTAGGTAAAGGTGGTATAGATGGTAAATGAGGTAAAAAAACAGAAGCTGCTTATAATAGTTATTTAGAACATAAAAAAGTTTTAGATAGAGTAGGTTTAGCTACACAAGATAAAGGTATTCAAGATACTCAGTTAGCTAGAGATAAAGGAGCTGAAGTAGACAACGCTCCTTTTATAGCACAACGTCAGGGATTTAATTCTAATGATGAAAATTATTATGGTAATCTAAACGCATTTAAAAAAGGTGGTTTAATTAATAAGAAACAAGCAGGTAGAGATTCAACTAGTACTAGTTCTAAAATAGGAGTTGCTAAAAAAGGAACTAAAATGAAACCTAAAGAAAAAATTAAAGTTGGACAAAAAGGATTAAAAACTGCACAAACAGATTCTATTACAGCGTATAACAGAATTAATTCTTCTGAAAGTGAATCAGGCCAAGGACCACAATCATCTAAACAAGTTTTAGCATCTACTCGCAAAGGAAATTTTGGACCAGGTAATACTAAGAAAGATTATGATAAATCTTTAAAAGATACCAAAGCAATTAATAAAAAAGAAATAGGTGGTAAAATACAATCTGCTATAAAAGCTCTTCCTTTAACTAAAAAATCTGTTAAGAAAGATGACAATAAAAATGCTGATTTATCTAAACCAAATAGAATTGGATTTGCTAAATGTGGTAAGAAAATAAAACCTAAAAAATAAAATATGAAATTTTTTCGATATGATAATGTTAATGAATGTGTAGTACTTAATAAAGAAGGAATACTTCTTACTAAAGAATTTAATGCACTAATGGATGAAGAAAGAAACAAAAGTAAAAAAGATAAAACAGGTAAATCTAAAGATCGGGCATTCCGAGAATTTACATATATCTTTTTATTCTTTGATTGAGAAAGTCCTTTCTTTAATGAACAAGAACAAGAACGTCATATGCGAGCTATGGATAGCGCAGAATTATCAGACTTAGAATTTGAAGATGCAACATTTAAAGCAGCGTGTGCAAAATATAACGAGATACAAAACTCATCAAAATCAATGTCATTATTGCGAGCAGCAATGATGGCAGTGGATACTTTGATTTATTACTTACAACACATTGATGTTAATGAACGTAGTCCTATAGATGGTAAACCTATTTTCAAAGCGAAAGATTTAATTGTAGAAATTAAAAATTGTAAAGATGTAATTGTAAGTTTACAAGAATTAGAGAAACAAGTTAAAACAGAGTTAGAACCTGACAGTGGACTTCGTGGTGGAATTGAAGCTGGATTTTATGATTAATTATTATGGAAGTAATAGATGGAATAAAATGAGATTTTGGTCCTAATGATGAAATACCTTATTTCGATCCACAATTATCGTATTGAATTACTAAGTATCGTCCTATAAATAAAACTCATGGGCTAGATTTTAATCCTGATTGATTTAGGGAAGATGCTATAAATAAACTACAAACTGGTAAGTATAGTAAAACTACATACGGTACTAGAAACTATAAAGAATTCTGAGATGAAAGATTCAGAAGATGTATTGATGGTTATGAATCACATGGATATAGAGTAACTGGAGATAATTATTTCTGACTTAATTACTTTCGATTGAAAGAATCTATTGAAGGTAAAAAAGCATCAGGTGGACGTAAAATATCTTTTCCAATGTTTTTAGTATTTCAATATGAATATTTTCATTATGTTGAAATGTGCGAACTATTAGGAAAAGATGTAGGTTTATTAAAATCTCGTGGTATTGGTTTCTCTGAAATGGGTGCTGAGTTAGCGGTACGTCCTTTTATTACAACTCCTAATTATAGAACATTAGCATCAGCACCTTCTGAAAAACATTTAAAACCTTTACTTGCAAAAATATGACCGCAACTTGATTGGCTTGCTCAGGAAACTGAAGGAGCTTTTAAAAGAGTTAGAATGGTTATTAATACAAATACTCATAAACGAGCATCTAAGAAATCAAGAAATGGTGAAGAAAGTGGACATATGTCCGAGATAGAAGGAGTAGTTGCTGACTCTCCTGAAAAGATTCGTGGTGATCGTACTGAACGTTTACTATATGAAGAAGCTGGTTCTGATCCACAATTAAAGAAAAAATATATTCAAGGTAAAGCTTTAATATCTGTATTAGGTGGAGAAAGAATTGGAACTCGTATTGTATGAGGAACTGGTGGTGATAAAGGTGCAAGTGTAGAAGGATTAAAAGATATTATTTTAAAACCTGATGCTTATAATATTTTAAAATATAGACATAATTATACTCCAAATGGAGAATATATTTTAACAGCAATGTTTATACCTGCACATAGAATTGTATCTAAATTATTGGATAAACGTGGTTGGTGTGATCCTGATGAATCAAAAGCAGTTCTTGAAAAAGAAAGAATGGAAATGGCTGATGATCCTAAAGGTTTACTTATTCATAAAGCTGAGTATTGTTTTACTATAGAAGAAGCATTAAGTCAACAAGGTGATAACTTCTTTCCAAGAGAAGAACTTGCAGAACAATCTGCACAAATTGAAATATATAAAACTACTCCTAAAATTCACTGAGGACATTTAATGTGGAAACGAGATACTGATGATAGAGTTATCGGTGTTAAGTGAAGAGAAGATCCGGATGGAGGAAAGATTGGAATATTAGAACATCCTTTAATTTCAGAAGAAGGAACAGAATATAAAAATTTATATGTTGGTGGTATTGACTCAATTGATATTGGTACTGCTGATTCAACAGGAACAGATAAGAAACCATCTGAGTTTTGTGTTGTAATAAAGAAACGTATATTTGGAACACAAGATCCTAAATATGTTGCTTTATATAAAGAACGACCAAAAGATCCTAGAGAAGCGTATGAAAATGCAGCAAAACTTTTAATGTATTATAATTGTCAAGCTGTATTAGAATCAACAAGAACTGCAATCATTACACATTTTAGAAATCAAAAATGAACTCAATTCTTAATGAAACGTCCCAGATCAACAATGTCAGATGTTACAAAAGGAAACTCTAACATGTTTGGGGCTCCTGCATCAATTAAAGTAATTGAACATTATAGGGAATTAATTTATGATTTTTGTTTAGATTATTCTCATACTATAGCTTATAAAGAAATTGTAAATCAACTATTAGAATACTCTGATGAACGTAAAAAAGATTTTGATATCGTGGCTGCTATGGGTATGTGTGAACTAGGTGATGAAGAATTATCGATTAAAAAACCTCAAGCAAAAGAAAAAGAAGGAAAGAAATTTCAAGACATTGGTTGATGAACAGATTCTAAAGGTTATAAACATTACGGTCCTATACCACAAACAAAAGATGAACGTGATAGTAGAACTAGAATTAATTCTCAAGACTCATGAATGCATAAAGAACAAAAATCTGAATACTGACAAGATTCTCCAAATTATAGAAACTTTTCAGAAAATGAATGAACAGAATGATTAAAACAAAATGGAAGATAATACAACACAATTAGAAAATCTTATTCTAGATTATATTAAATTTTGATATCAAGCAGAATATACAGGATTATTAAAAGTTATTAAAAATCCTCCAATATATACTTTAATGATAGGTTTACCTAGTTATATGACACCAACTACAATTACAATTGATTGTAATACTGATGAAGAATTTTTAGATTATATTTATTCAGAAATCAGAACAAGAAATTATATTAGATTAGAGATTTATAAAGTTACAAGAAATATGGACACTAGAGAAGAATAATATGTATCCACAAAAAGAAAGAAAAGGTACAGAAAAA